GAAGTGCAAGCAACATCGCAGATATCGAGACCGACATAAACACCTACTTCAGCATTTACTAATGGCTACCGTATACCTCCCCGTCACCGCGCGCTTGAACCTCACCAGCGAGCAACGCGCCAAAGGCATAAGCCGCGAGCTGTACAACCTTAAGCTGCCGAAGCACCTGCACGAACCTGGGCGCACGACGACGATGCTGCTGGCTACCATCCAGCACCCGGAGACAGGCGAGTGGGCGTGCGTCGGTGACACGGAGTTGGCTATTGCCGTACACCCGGAGCGCGACCTCAATGCATTGGTGGCACTGTTCCCACAGCTTACCACTGAGGAGCGCAGCGCGATGACGTACTACATAGCCACCAGCGACGTGGTGCTGTTCCAATACCTTATGCCAACGGACAGCGAGGTGCTAACACAGGAGCAAGCGCAGGCTGCCGGTTGGTTCGGCTCGGAGCTGTAAATTAGTGGAATGGAATTCGTTGCAGCTAATTGGGCTGAGCTTTTGCTTGCCGCTATGGTGTTTATTAAAGTGATCGTCAACTTGACACCTTCAGTTAAGGACGATCGCGTTTTTACTTACGTGGATATGTTGCTCAACGCTATCATCGCGAACAACACAAAAAACAAAGACAATGCCCAAGATTAACGGCACCGCGTACCTGCTTCAGGTTGGCGGCACAGCTCTCCCCGATCAAACAGAAGGCAGCATCTCGCTGTCTATGGAAACGCGCGACATCACAACGAAGAGCAGCGCCGGCTTTCGCGAGCTTGCTGAGTCTACGCGCTCTGGTTCTATCAGCGTCAGCGGCCTCGTTGATGACGGCGGTAGCGATGCGCTCAGCACTTTGATGACCAGCTATGCAGCACGCACTTCTGTGTCTGTGATCTTTGGTCTTGATGCTGCCAGCGGAACAGATCCCGAGCACAACTTCACTTGCTCCACTGCTTACGTCACCTCGCTTGAGGCCAGCGGCGCAACTGAAGACAACGTTACTTACAGCGCAACACTTGAGCTGTCTGGAGCTATTGTTATCGATACGACTGCTGAATGAAGCTGGTACTTAGCGGCAAAGAGTTTCATCTTCGTGCTGACTTCCTGGCTTTTAAGCAAGCTCAACAGGAGGCTGGTATTGAGTTAGGCAAGCTGACTGATAACCCTGTTGACGCGGGAACGTTGGTTTACTTTATGGCACGCAGCGGCGCCAAGCATGCTGAAATTCCGTTTAAGTATAAGCTTGATGACTTTCTTGCTCTCATTGACTTTCAAAACGTCGATGAGTTGAGCGCAGCTTTGGAAGAGCTGCTCAGTAAAGGCGAGGAAAAAAAAAGCTAAAGGCAAGCCGCTAACGCTTGACGACTGTATTAGGGTAGGGCTCGGGCACTTGCGTCTGAGCCCTGCTGCGTTTTACAGTATGGAGTTCAAAGACTTTCTGCTTGCAGCTGATGCTTTCTTCGAGCTAGAGGAAACCAGGGAGCGGCACCAATGGGAGCGACAGCGTTGGCTTGCTACCGTGTTACTTCAACCGCATACCAAAAAGGGCACAAGCCTAAAGCCTACAGATATAGCTAAATTCCCTTGGGATAAGAAAGCTAAAAAGAACAGCGACAATAAGCTGCTATCTAACACATTAAAGAACTGGAGCAATGCCTAAACTGTCGGAACTTAAAGTAGTCATTGGCTTAAGTAAAGAAGGGCTCAGACAACTAAACACTGACCTACGCAATACGCAAGGCAAGTTCAAAAAGAACTTTGGCCAGATCAGTGGCATGGTGCAGCAAGCTGGTCGCAACATGACGATTGGCTTAACTGCTCCCCTGGGTATTATGGCAGCGCAAAGCGTCAAAGCATTTGACGAGCAGCAGAAAGCCATTGCGCAAGTAGAAGCTGGATTAGCTAGCACAGGCGCCCAGGTAGGTTATACCTCAGAGCAGCTTCAGAAGATGGCTGCAGACTTGCAAGCCAAAACTCTGTTTGGTGATGAGGAAATCTTAAAGGGCGCTACCGCTCAACTGCTGACGTTTACCAACATAGCAGGAGAGAACTTCGACCGCACTCAAGCTGTAGCTCTTGACCTTGCCACGCGCCTAGACGGAGACCTGAAGAGCGCAAGCATACAGTTGGGTAAAGCGCTCAACGATCCTGTTGCCAACCTCACAGCTCTCTCGCGTGCTGGCATCCAGTTTAGCGCTGATCAAAAGGAAGTCATTAAGGGGCTTGCTGAAGGCGGCAACCTAGCGCAGGCGCAGACAATCATTTTGGCTGAGCTAGAGAAGCAGTATGGCGGTAGCGCTGCAGCTGCTGCGCAAGCTGGTACTGGACCGTTTAAGCAACTTCAAAACACAATCAGCGACATCTCCGAAGAGTTTGGGCGCTTGATTAATGATATGCTTAAGCCGCTAGTGCCTAAGATACAAGCTCTAGTAGCCAGCTTCACCAACTTAACCGACAGGCAGAAAAAGGTAGCTCTTACGCTTGCTGCTATTGCTGCAAGTGTTGGCCCGCTCATGCTATTGGTGTCGGGCTTGATCAAAGCGCGCATGGCTATGGCTGCGCTGAACCTGGTAATGATGGCTAACCCGCTTGGCGCTGTCGTTGCTGGTGTGACTTTGCTAGTAGGAGCTATCACATTACTTCGCTCTAGCACTAAGACCACACGCGAGGAAACAGAGAGCTTCATTCTGCGCACGAAAGAGCTAGACAAAGAGCAGGAGATTCTTGCGTTGAATACCAAGCGCCGCGCTATGGAGACTGAGCTAGCGCAGTTAAAGCAAGCGGAAGCAGCAGAAAAAGCCAATGCGGCTGTGGGTTCTCTCGGTGACAAGTTTGATAAGCAGATAGCTAGCCGCAACGTTAGCCGCTACGGTGAGCAAATCACTGACATGTCATCGGCAATCATTGAGCTTAAAAAAGCTACAGCGGAGGCACAGTTTGGCGACACTTCGCAGGCAGGCTTGAGCGTATTGCCTACGCCAACACCCGCAGAAGTGCAAAGCACTCAGGAGTTGAGCACCACCTTAACGCAGGAGATGCTGCCAGCGATGGAGAAGGTTGCTGCTTTGCATCGTCCAATGGCTGATGACATTCTAGCTGCCGCGTATGCCAACCATGAGCTAAAAGGAAGCTTCACGGAACTAGGCGAGGCTGTGAAGCTTCCTGCAGACAGGATGATTGAGCTGTCGAAGTTTGCAGCTCAGCAGTTACCTGGCTTTTTTAGTGGAGCGTTTGACGCTATAGCTGACAGCACGCAAAGTTTTGGGCAATACATTATGGATGTCTTGGAGCGCTTAATTAAGAAAGCAATCACGCTTGCTGCTACGTTCGCTGCCATAAGCATCTTCACAGGCGGCGCAGGCGGCGCAGCTGTTGGCGGCTTTGGTGGGTTTATGAAAGAAGGCTTCGGGCTTGGCGGCATTCCGCAGATGGCCAGCGGCGGACTTTTTACCGGCGCTAGCTTAGCGATGGTCGGCGAGGGCTCAGGCACCAGCTTAAGCAATCCCGAAGTTGTCGCACCGCTGGATAAGCTGCAGCAAATGATGGGCGGCGGCAACGTCACGGTCACTGGCATGATCAGGGGCAGCGACATACTACTAAGCAACGAGCGCAGCGCGCTAGACCGTAACCGTGTAAGAGGCTTCTAATGGCTGTTCGATTCTACGCAGACTTTCAAAACGATGTCGGTATCCAATACCGCATTAACATCTATGACAACAGCCACAACACTGCAGCGACTGAAGTTGTGTGCGGTGTGCCTGGCTTTAATCTGTCATATGAAGGCAACAACCAGGATCAATACCAGCCCATCCTGCCCAGCAAGATTGATTTTACGCTGTACAACGAAGGCGGTGACTTTGACACATGGCTAAACACTACAGTGCCGTCAGCACCTGAGGCACAGTTCCCCATTGAGGTGCTTACCGATCCAGGCGAAGTTGCTGAAGCTGTTTTTTGGCGTGGCATCTTGCTGCCTGAGCAGATGCAACAAGCTGACGAGCCCTCGCCCTCAGCTGTTAACCTCACTGCAGCTGACGACATTAACCAATTGAAGGAGACGACCATTGACGACTTAGGCACAAGCGTTTACATTCTAGACTACGTCTACGAAGCGTTAAAGCTGGTCCGCTCTTATGGCTTGTATGACAGTGACGAGGTATTTATTAGGTACGCTAACGACATGAAG